AATCATTGCGCTGGCGTTTTTTAAGTCGGCTATTTGGCTGTCTTTAATGTCATCCGCTTTTTTTAAAATGTCACGGGTTTTTAAGCCTTGCGGGTTGTCGCGCAGGATCTGCAGGGTTTCGGCATGGGATGCAGGAATCATTTTTTTACCTCCGAATTGTCTATGCGCCGGTCAATCGTAAACGCGGTGGGCAGGTAGTGGCTGTCTTGTTTGCTGATGTCATCAGGATCGAATAGCCGACGGTTTGCGGTGTCTCGAGCTTGTTGCAAACAGGGCGCTGATTCGGTCAGGTCGCGCAGTCGTGAGCCGTATTTGTTGTAATAGGTGATGATGTAATCACCGGTGTTAATGTGCTGTTCGTTTTCTACCATTGCGACTCCACGGTGATGGTTTTTGTTTTGGGTTTCACGCGGCGGGCGTGGGCGCGTTTTTGGTTGTAGCTGTCTTGTTGTTGCTGGGTGGCAAAGTTGCCGCGCAAAAAATCCAGCGACAGTTTTCTTGTTGGGTCAATGTAAGCCGGTTCTGATGCTGGCCTTGGCGTGTGCAGCGCTGGCCTTTCCATTTTGCAGCGGGCCTGTCTAAAAATCGTGATGGGCTTGGTATCTGCAGGCAAATTTTTTAACCACGCTACAACCTCATCTTTATCCCATTTTGGATTTAGTCTGTGCCGTCCGGGGATAGGTCGCGGGAAATCTGGGATCTGTTTCCATGCCCGCATAAACGACGAATAAGGCATTTTGTATAATTCGCAGATTTCAACCGATGTCAGTAATTTTGGCTTTTGTGCTGTCATGTTAAACCGTCCATTTTTGATAAGTGCCGCGTATCGTGCGACTAACGGCGGTTTCACCGGGCTGCTTATGGTGAGGTGCCGGGCCGCTGGCTCTGTTATTGCCGCCACCGTGAGCCTGGGCGGTGCGCCTGGAGGGAGCGCTAGCCCGGCGGTCGCTGGGCTGTGAGGATCTTTTGCAGCAGGTTGACCGCGGTTTGTACGTCGTCTGCAATCATTTTGGTTTTTTGCTCAAGCCGTTGCGGCGGTAGCCTGCCAAAAACTTTATCCAGTTCGGCTTTGCGGGCATCTTGCAGGTAACGGATGGCGTTATCGATAACGGCCAGTTGGTTTTCAGGCGCCCATGTTTGATTAATGATCATGGCGTCTGTCCTTGATTTTTTCGGCATGGGGTTTGATGACGTCAAGCGCTTTAATTTGCGCGGGTGTCATGTCGGATTGTGCGCAGATGGGCACCGGTTGAGCCTGGGCGGTGTCTATGCTGTGCCAGATGACCCAGAGCGTTGAGCATATTGCCAATATGGCTATTAAGCTGGCTATCGATATGCCTATGACAGCGCGGGCGTCGGCTTCGCTTTCGGTAATAAACGTCGATTTGCGGCTGTATTTGGTTTTGCAGCAGCTGCTTGGCTTGTTTTGCATGTTTGCCAATACTTCGTCTAGCGGTATGGCTTGTCTGATGGTTCGCATAGATCACCCTCCAGTTAAAAAAAGTGCCACCCCCACGCGGGCGGATTAAACCAGTTAAGAAAAATAGCCCGCGTCGGTGGCTGGGTTAGATGTTTTGGCAACCCGGTTTTTCCAGACCCCAGATTTTTGTAGTAGCACTGCAAGGGCTGTTTAACGACTCCCTTGGACGTCGGCCAAAACATCTTGAATAACCCCGCCAGGGTGTTGCTAGTGGTGTGTGAGGGCTAATATCACTACCTAGCAGGGTTATTCAGGATGTTTTTAAGCTTTCAAGTGATTGGTGGCTAGCTGCTAAATCTAGCTCGGTGTCTGCTTGGTTCCGACCCGCATTCATACAAACTAAGCCCATTTGCATAAAAGTTCATTCGCGGTGCATCTGCTCAGATGCTTCACCAATCACTTCAAAACTCAACTTTCACGGCAGGCGACTGAGTTGGCCTTGTTGATAACCGTAACACCCTAGGTGTGCAGCAATCGCCATTCGTCAAAGTGCCAGCACTTACCCGACTGGCTTAGGTGTTTCTCCCCCTGTAACTTTTCGGTAATCCTTTTTTAAAAAAGACCGGCTATGTAAGCCCGGTCAGGTCAACGGGAGGACTACCAACAGGAACGGTGTGCTGTTGGGTTAAAAGATACCAAAAGGTAAACTTTAAAGCAATACCTTTAGGTAAATTTTTTTTATTTGGCATAAAAAAACCGCACTAATGCGGTTTTGTTTGGTGTGGCGGGTTAATATTCAGGTACGCAGTGTGTACCCTACTTTTTTTTAAAGCTTGGGATCTATTAGGGGCGTGCCTTCTACTTCAAAGCTGAACTGCCCGTAAATGTAGGGGATATACCAGCCGTGCTTGTAAATCACGCCATCTAATAAGGCGATGGCCCCCGGTTGTTGTTGAATGGCGCGGTCTATGGCTTCTTTGGCATTGGGTTCGCCGGTGGGGATGATGATAATGATGCTCTTTTTGTCTTCGCCTTTGACTCTGGTGGTACCGCGCTTAAATTCGGCCACGCGGGTTAAATCCATGTTTTTGGTTGAAATAAAGGTAAAGTCAGTGACGCGAGACGTACAGCCCGTTATGAGTAGGCTAATGGCTATTGGTATAATTGATTTAATTTTCATTTTTTAATGGATGTACATGAAAGTTTGAAATTTTTAGTATTTATTTAGTAACGACTCTATTAATTCATTTAATTGGTAAACATTGTTGCTTATATCTTTAGCTTCTGAGTATGCATCTGATGCATAATCTGACGATTGTATTGTGTTTTTGTATATCAATAACAACATTAAAATTACAAAAACTCGATAAACAATTGTTAAAAATGTTTCATTGTTTTTTAACCAATACCAAATAAACATTACCAATCCTTATGCATGCTGGGTGGAACTATGGCTGTAATGGCTTCTATGCCTTCGATCTCGTCATGATTGGCGGTAATGCGTTCGTTACCGTTGACGGATAGCAATAAATAGCCATCGGTTTTTTTGTGCAGCAATTCTTTTACCATTTTTCGACCATCCATGAATTTAACTAGAACATATTCGCCAGGTACGGGGTCTTTATCCGGTTCAATTATCACAAACCAGTCTTCCTTGATGGCTGGGTGCATGCTGTGGCCTTTGATACGAATTGCAATAGCTCCTGTTCGTGACTCCATTTCGATATATCCATCACCACCTTCTAAATCCATATAGTAGCCTTTATCTCCACACTTCGCGGTTCCTACAACACGCGGATAACATTTATAAAAGTTTGATTTTTCTAAAATTGACGATTGTGATACTGATCCAATTTTCATTGATTCATTTGTTGGTGAAGTCCATTGCGGCGTATCTATCCAATACATAGGCTTATTTAGGCATTTTTCTAACTTTCTAGCGGTTTTTTCACCAATTGTTTTTCTACCATTAATCATATTGCTGATGTAGCCCGGTTCACATCCATAAGTTGCAGCCAGTTCAGCTTGTTGCGAGTGTGCTTCGCAAGCCATTTCCAGGTTTTTACGCCTGATTTCTAACAGATTTTGTTGAATTTCTTTGTTCATTATTATTTTTACCACTTGGTAAATGTTTTGTCGTTTACCGAAAGGTATTGCTTTAATGTTTACCTTTTGGTATCTTTTAGCAATGATCGAAAATATTCCTACTCATGAATTGGCCGAGTTTTTAGGCGTTACACCTGGATTTGTTAGCAATATCAAAGCTGGGCGTAAAAGATTGCCTCCTGAATACATGTCGCGCGTAAGCGAACGCTTTTCAATTTCGCTCGACGATCTAGCTAAGCACTATCAAAAACATAAAGCTGTAAAACCAAAATGAGCAAATGCCTAGAAGACATCAAGTTACACCTGGATGAAGCGCTGAAACGCGACATTCAGGACATGGCGATGGAAGACGACCGCAAGGTATCGGAGTGGTTGCGGCATGAGATTAAAGCAGTGGTCAAATTGCGTAAGGCTGGGGTGATTATCTCTAACATCATTGATAAGTCGAGGGGCGAATAGTGGCTAAACCGTGGCTTGAATGGTTTGTAAACGGGATGACCGTTTTAATTGCTGTGCTGTTGATTGTTTTGGCGTTGGTGGGCTTGGTGTTTGTGTTGATCAAGATGATGTTGATTGATGGGGTTAATTTTATGGCTGAGCATGTGGAGGATTTTGAATGATCACTAAAAAAATAATCGGTCTGGCAGGCCGTAAACAGGTCGGCAAATCTACGGCAGCTGAGGCGTTGGAGGGGTTGGATTTTGAATTGTGCTCGTTTGCGTACACGTTAAAGCTGATGGCGCGCATTTTAATGGGCAATTGCGGGTTGTCTGAAAAGCAAAAACAACATGCAGAACGGCATAAAGAAGACATTTTGCCGTTGATTGGGGTGAGTTATCGGTATTTGCTGCAAACGCTGGGGACTGATTGGGGTCGCGAAAAGATTAATGAAAATCTGTGGATTTTAGCGGCTGCGCATGATGCTTCGGTTTGGAATCAGGTGGTGTTTGATGATGTGCGGTTTGAGTGTGAGGCGGCCTGGATTCGTGAGCAGGGCGGCTTGATTGTGCATATCGAGCGGCCATCGTTAGCCGCTGATGATGCGCATGCTTCTGAAGCGGGGATAGTTTACGGGCTGGGTGATGTGCTGGTTGTTAATGATGGGTCTGAAGATCATTTGTATGACAAGATTCGGGCCATTGGGTTGCAGTATTTAGGCAGTACGACCGGCCATTAGTCCATGGCTAAAAAGATCGATTTTGCCGCGATTAACCGCGCGGCCTTGGGTCAGTTTACGCTGTTGCTGGCGGAGTGGATACCGGGCGGCAAGGTTTGCGGGGCTGAGTACCAAGGGCTGAATCCGACACGCGGCGATACTAATAAGGGGTCGTTTAGCGTCAATATCATCAAGGGCGTTTGGTCGGATTTTGCAACCGGTGAAGCCGGTAGTGATCCAATCAGTTTGTATGCTTATCTTTTTTGCAATGATGACCAAGGCGAAGCGGCAAAGGCGTTGGCTGAGCGGTTTGGGATTGAGTGTAAGAAGCCGACACGCGGACCGGAAGCTCAAGCGCAACGGCAAGCGACCAAGGCACGGGTACCCGTTGAATCTAAACCGGGGAATGATTCGCCCTGGCATCCTATTTTACCGCCTGCCGTGTGTGCCGACGCGCCTAAAGCACATCCTGTACGCGGGTTGCCTGAGCGGGTTTGGACGTATCGGGGATTATCCGGCGAGCTGCTGGGGTTTGTGTATCGGTTTACCAATAGCACGGGCGGTAAGGAGATTTTACCGCTGACGTGGTGCGAGCACGAAACCAGCAAAAAACAAGAGTGGCGTTGGATGCAGTGGGCGGTTCCCCGTCCGTTGTATGGTTTGGAGCGGTTGACGGTGGCGGATGTGGATGATCCCAAACATTTGTCTACTGTGTTGATCGTGGAAGGGGAAAAGTGCGCGGATGCGGCGGCGGCACAGTTGCCCGCGTTGGCGGTTTTAACTTGGTCCGGTGGCAGTAAGGCGGTTGATAAGGCGGATTGGTCGGTATTGGCTGGGCGCAAGGTGATTATTTGGCCGGATTGTGATGCGCAAAAAGATAAGGCCGGGGTGATTAAGCCCGAGTCTGAGCAACCGGGGATTGTGGCCGCGCAGAAGGTGGCGGGGATTTTGACAGGGTTGGGCTGCAAGGTGTGGTTGATGTCGATCCCTAAACCCGGTGAAAAGCCGAGCGGTTGGGATGTGGCCGATGCAATTGCTGAAGGAATGCACGGTGGATTGTTAGAGCAGTACATTAGGGCGCAATCGGTGTGGTTTTCTGGCTCTGAAAACCTTAAAAATTCTACGGTTAATGACGCTGCAAAACAGCTTTCTACCCCTAATACCGCTTGCGCTGGCGGCGGGGGTTCTGGCGATGTTTCCGGCAGTCAAGCCGCTGACGATGATGAGGATTGGCGGGCTGGGTTTCACGCCAACAAGCGTGGCTCGATTACGCCATGTCGGGCTAATGTTGGGTTAATCCTGGAGCATCACCCGGCGTTTAAGGGTGTGCTGGGGTTTAATGAGTTTTCTGGCGAGATCGTGAAGCTTAAGCCGATGCCTTGGGGTGGCGACCTTGGCACGTGGGAAAACCATGATGACGCGGCACTTGATGAATGGTTGACGCGGGGCGAGTTTCAATTGGTGATCCGGGCCTTGGGTACGCTGGCAGAGTCGGTCGAGCATGTATCGCGTAAAAATACGTTTAATCCGGTCAAGACGCATTTGGAAGGTTTGGCGCCATGGGACGGACAAAGACGGTTGCCTGTTTGGCTTGCTGCGTTGACTGACAATGAAAACGACGATTATTTAAAGTTGGTCGGCGAGTTTTTTTTGATCGGCATGGTGAAACGGATTTATGAGCCGGGATGCAAGTTTGATTACATGATTGTGCTGGAAGGTAAGCAGGGGTTAGGGAAGTCTACTTTTTTGAGCATTTTGGGCGGTGATTGGTTTAGCGAAACGCCTTTCGAGATCAGCACTAACGAAGGCAACATGCGCATTCAGGGCGTATGGCTGCAAGAAATGCCGGAAATGGGCATGTTTACCAAGGCGGAAGATACCGCTTTTAAATCCTTTTTGGCGATTACTCGCGATAAGTATCGCCGCCCGTATGATCGTAGACCCATTGAAAAGCCGCGTATTTGTTTATTTGGCGGCACAACGAACTTAAAACAATATCTGAAAGATCCTACCGGGAATCGTCGTATCTGGCCTGTTTGGTGCAATGAGATCGATAACGAGGGTTTGCGTGAGGTTAGGGATCAGCTTTTTGCTGAGGCGCTGCATTTTTATCGAGCAGGCGCTAGGTGTCACCCGACGCGGGACGAAGAAAAAACCTTATTTGAGCCTGAGCAACGTGACCGATTGATTCAAGAGGGATGGGAAGAAATTATTAAAAATTATCTTTCCAATCCTGAAGAACGTATCAGGTTGCGCAATTTTTTCACGCCGGTCGATTTGCTGACCAATGGCATCGGTATGGAAAAACACAAAGTCGATGAGCGGCAAATGATGCGTATTGGGCGGATCATGTCAAAGATAGGCTGGGAGCGTAAGCGCAGCCCTACCGGTACGCGGGCATGGGGCTATATCAGGCCTGAAGAGCAGCGAGAATCCTCCATTATTTTTCCCGTTAATACGATTGCTGTGCCTGATTTTGCTGATGATTGATGTCCCGCCCGTTCCCTCCCTTTGCGGTGCTGCGCTTGGTTTATGATTGATACCCTGTTTTTAATCCGTATTAATTCGTCCCACTTTTTTAAAAAAGTGGGACGGCTACAAGCCACTCCAGCAAAGGGCTGCAAGCGATCCGTCCCACTTTCCCACTTTTTTGGCGCAAATAATGGCGCAATGTTTTTTAAAAACGCTACGTAGCTGTTTTTTTTATTTTTTCTCTACGTAGCTGTTTTTTGTTTTTTGTTTTGTTTTTTTACTCTAAAAAAGTGGGAAGTGGGACGGATAGTCAATAAGCAAAAACAAAACAATAACTTACGCCGTCCCACTTTTTTAAAAAAGTGGGACAAAGTATGACGAAACTTTTAATTTAAATGAGGTTGATTTATGGCTTATAAGTTTTTTGATTCTTTTCCGGATTCAGTTGCTCTTTATCAGGTTAATGATGTTGAGCCTGATTGCTCTAATTGTCGGTTTGCATTATTTAGTGCTCAACGGCGTGATGGATTAATCTTTGTTTTAGAGCATGGCCGTTGTCGTCTTCATCCGCCCAAAGTGGTGACGGATACACTTTCGATTTATCCGATTATCAATGTTGATGATTGGTGTGGTGATCACAATGCCTAATCCTGAATTGATTGCATTACTGACTGCTGGATCGGCGTTGTTTAAAGATGAGCTAAGGCATCAACCCAATAACGGAGTGGTCTTGTCGCGTTGTGAGCTGGCTGGGTATTTATCCGGATTGACGCATGGGGCTACGCTGATGGCCTATGCTAAGTGGGGCAATGACGAACAGGCTATGCGGCATTTGATTGCCTGGGTGCGTGTTATAGCGGCTGGCATGGCTGTTGAACAAGGGTGGCCGGTTGAGCGGGGTAAGCCTGTGATTTGCAACCTGGCCGCGATTGCGGCTTATGAGGTGGTGATGCCCATGGTGCACGATGTTTGTGAGGGTCGTGGTCAGGTTGGGTTTAAAACCTGTACCGGTTGCGGTGGTACCGGCAGGAAAGCGTTATCGAGTCGGCAGGTTCAAGAGGCGGCTGGGATTGAGCGGAATGTTTGGCGTCGGCAGTGGGAAGGCCGCTATCGGCAGATTGTTCGGGCGGTTGTTGAGTTGGATGCTGAGGTGCAGCGGGGGAATGGGGGTTTTAAAGCGGTTGGTTAATATTTGTTTGATGTGGCGTCGTGACGGCGAATACAAATATAAAAACACATTTCTAAGCTGCCTGTGCGGCGGCAAATCTGCCGTCACGACGTTTTAAGTATAGCAAATATTTTATAGGTTATTTATAAAATCAACATTTGACATTGACCCAAAAACAGGTTATAAATTCCCAAAATACCAAAAGCCCGTCTGGAAACAGTTGGGCTTTTTTTTTGGAATTTTTCCAGGTGCGGCTCTGTCGCTATTCTCGGCGGATTCTGGGGCTGTTTCTATCCTACTCTTACGTTTACATTTGACGCTTAAAAGACTCTAAAACGCTGTTTTAAGTTTTAAAACAATGGTTTAGCGTGTCTTTTTGTTTACATTTTTGGTGTCCCCATGAAAATTGTCACGCCTGATATGACGCTGGATGAATTGCGTGAAATGGTCAGTGATCGTGAATATCAGTTTTGTTTGAATCTGCTGCTGACGGTCAATCAATCCAAAGCGGCGATTGATGCCGGGTTTTCTGAAAAGTCGGCACGGCAACAAGCCACCCGCATGATGTCAAGGCCGGAAATCAAGCGAATTGTTGAGCTATTGCGCGGTGAGCGTGAAGAGCGTTTGCAGGTTAGACAAGATAACGTTTTGCGCCACATCGGCTATATCGCTTTTGCAGATCCACGGAAGGCTTACGACGACACTGACAAACTGTTGCCGCCGTCACAATGGCCTGATGAAATCGCCTTTGCCATTTCTGGCATTAAAACCACTGAGATTCGAGACACTGACGGCAATGTGATCGGCCAGACTCAAGAGCTGAAATTCTGGAGCAAAACCGATGCGCAGACTTTAGCCGCGCGGCATTTAGGCATGCTGAATGACAAAGTAACGCTGGATGTGACGGATGAATTGGCCGACAGGCTAGCAAGGGCACGTAACAGGCTGAATGGATGAAATTATTGCTCTGGCTGCCGAGTGTGACAAAGACCCGCAACGGTGGGCTTTATCGGCGTTTGATTGGGGCCACGGGCAACTTGCTAATCATTCCGGGCCGCGACATTGGCAAGCGGAGATTAACGGGGTTATTAGGGATCACCTAAACAATTCTGAGACGCGATTCGAGCCGCTAAAAATTGCGGTAGCGTCCGGCCATGGTATCGGCAAATCTGCAGAGCTGGGCATGTTGGTGAATTGGGCGTTATCGACGTGCGAAGACTGCAAGGTAGTCATCACAGCCAACACCGATAGCCAGCTTAAAACCAAAACCAGCCCCGAGATTGGCAAGTGGCAGCGGTTATCCATTACCGCACCGTGGTTTGATGTTCAAGCTACCAGCATCGCCAGCACAGACAAAGAGCATGGCCGGGAATGGCGAGCGAACTTTGTCACCTGGTCGAAAAACAATACTGAAGCGTTTGCCGGTCTGCATAACGAAGGCAAGCGGATATTACTGATCTTTGATGAAGCCTCTGCTATCGATGATTCAGTGTGGGAAGTGGCTGAAGGTGCATTGACCGATGCCAATACGGAAATTATCTGGATTGTTTTCGGCAACCCCACCCGAAACAGCGGGGCATTTAGGGAATGCTTCCGTAAAAATCGCCATCGCTGGATTACTAAGCAAATCGATAGTCGCGATGTAGAGGGGACGAATAAAGCCCAACTGCAAAAAATGGTGGATGACCATGGGCTTGATAGCGATATTGTCAAAGTGCGGGTTAGGGGCATGTTCCCCAGCTTATCCGCAAAGCAGTTTATTGCTACGGATGATGTTGATGCGGCTTTACAACGTCATTTACGCCCTGAGCAATTCACATTTGCCCCCGTTATTTTAACCTGTGATCCAGCCTGGGAAGGCGATGATGCGTTAGTGATTGCGTTACGGCAAGGCCTTTACTTTAAAGTGCTTCGGTCGATTGCCAAAAACGACAATGACATTCAAATAGCCAACATTTTGGCCACGCTGGAAGATGAACATAATGCCGACGCGGTGTTTATTGATGCGGGTTACGGTACCGGGATTGCTTCAGCGGGTTTAACCATGGGCCGAGAATGGACGCTGGTATGGTTTTGCAGTAAAGCCAGTGATCCAGGATGCCTGAATAAACGGGCGGAAATGTGGAAGCTGATGCGGGATTGGTTGAAGTCTGGCGGCTGTTTGCCGGATGACAAAGAGCTGTATGACGATCTGATCAATCCTGAAACTGTGGCGCGCATGGATGGCAAGATCCAGTTAGAAAGCAAAGCCGATATGAAACAACGCGGGCTTCCATCGCCCAACAAGGCAGACGCCTTGGCCTTGTCGTTTGCGTTTCCGGTGGCTAAAAAATTCAAATCCCCATTACTTGATCAACCGCGCGATATCCGGCGCGGCCACGATCCTTTTGCCATGATGAATGGATGAGTTGCATGAAAAAATACGTGTTCGGCCTATTGCCTATCAAATTGTTGTGCGGCGGTGGATCGCCTAAAGCACCACCACCCCCACCACCACCACCACCACCCCCTCAGTTGGCTAAAGTGCCACAAGCGGCGGCGGTTAGAAATGATGTGGCTGCGCAAAATATCGCGCAAGGTCGCGGCGAAGTGACTAGCACCTTGTTAACCGGTGGCCTAGGCGACCCGATTAAACAAGACAAGCTGGGCCGTAAAACCCTGTTAGGCGGCGTTTAATGAGCAATGATCCCATCCAATGCCTGAATAATCGCTTTGAAGCGCTCAAAACTGAGCGGGCGAGTTGGATGGCGCATTGGAAAGAGATATCGCAGTTTTTATTGCCTCGCTCCGGTCGCTTTTTTGAAGAGCAACGTAATCGCGGCGAAAAACGTCATCAGCAGATTATTGATAATACCGGCACCAAGGCGCTGCGGATTTTATCCGCTGGCTTGATGTCTGGCATGACCAGCCCGTCACGCCCTTGGTTTCAGTTGTCTATGATGGACACGGATTTGATGCGGTACCAACCCGTTAAAATCTGGCTGGATGAATGCACGACCATATTGCAGGGCATTATGTCCCGCAGCAATTTTTATCGGGCTTTGCATAATCTGTATGACGAGCTTGGCGCTTATGGTACCGGCGCGGTGTTTTTAGCCGATGACTTTGAAAACGTGGTGCATTTGCATCCGTTTACAGCCGGTGAGTACATGATCGCCTGCAATTGGCGCGGCGAAGCGGATACGTTGTATCGGGAGTTTCAAGCGTCGGTTGGCTCGGTGGTTAAAGAATTTGGCTACGAATCCTGTTCCAGCACTACAAAATCCTCGTATGACAGCCGCCACATGGATAGATGGGTTGCTATCCGCCATGGCATTGAGCCACGCACTGAGCGTGACTATACCAAGCGTGATGGCATCAACATGCCTTGGCGCTCGGTGTATTGGGAAGTGGGTGAAACGAATCAGGTTTTACGTGAATCAGGGTTTAATCAGTTCCCATGCTTAGCCCCGCGTTGGATGTTGACAAGTGGCGATATCTACGGCCATTCCCCCGCGATGGATGCTTTGGGCGATGTGAAGCAGCTGCAGGCCGAACAGTTGCGTAAGTCGCAAGCTATCGACTTCCAAGCCAATCCCCCTTTGCAGATTCCTGCCGCGATGAAAAACCGGGAGATTGATACGCTGCCCGGTGGCCGTAGTTATTACGATCCGATATCAGCACCGAACGGCATTAAGACTGCATTTGAAGTGCAGCTGGATCTGCGCAATCTGTTGATGGATATACAGGATGTGCGTGATCGTGTGTACGGTGCATTTTATGCCGATGTGTTTACGATGATTACCCAGCTGGACCGCAAAACCACAGCTACCGAAGTGTTGGAGCGGCACGAAGAAAAGATGATGATGCTAGGCCCGGTGGTTGAGCGTTTGAATAATGAATTGTTAGATCCTGCTGTTGAAACCTTGTTTGTTCGTGCATTGAAAGGCGGCTTATTGCCACCACCCCCGCCTGAGATTGAAGGGCATGATATCAATATCGAATACGTGTCTATCTTGGCTCAGGCGCAAAAAATGGCTGGCCTTAATAACGCTGATCGTTATGTGATGAGTTTGGGCCAATTGGCTGCTATGAAACCCGATGTACTGGACCGCTTGGACTCTGATTATTTTGCGGAAATGTACGCGGATAAATTGGGGACTGATCCTAAGTTAGTGGTCCCCATGGAAAAAGCGGTATTGATTAGACAAGACCGGGCAAAACAAATGCAGGTTGCGCAACAACAAGCGGCATTGCAACAAGGCGCGGATATGCTGGGCAAAGTCGGCCAGTTATCGACACAACCGGGCACTATGGCCGGTGATGTGATGCAGGCGGCACGATGACACATGTAGATATTGCTTTAGCCTGGGCTGATAACGAAATACGCCAACAACAGCAAGAAGCAGCCGAATTAAAAGCGCTGGCTGATCAAAACGACCTTAAAAGCGTTCTGGAAACTGAAGCCGGTCGGCGCGTTATCCGGCGCTTGTTAAACCATACCGGCCTTTATGCCGCCAGCTTTACCCCTAGCCAATCGGATATCTCGGCCTTTCGGGAAGGTCGGCGGGATGTGGGGATTTGGCTGAATGCGCAAATACTGACCTTACCGGATTTATATCTCAAATTAATGACTGAGGAATTTAATGGACACACCGACGACTGAAACCGGTGCTGTTGACTCGTTGCCTGTTGCAACGGACACAACACCCACTACCGAACAAACACAAAGCGAAAGCGTAGGAAACGCAACCACAGACGCACCCCAGGCAGAATCTGCCGAAGGTGCGTCAACCCCTGACTATGCCGATTTTCAGCTACCTGAAGATGTGCAGATGGATCAGCAATTGTTTGGCGAGTTTACTAAAACCGCCAAAGCGATTGGCTTAAATCAAGACCAGGCACAGCAGTTGATCAACATGGGCGCTCAATTAAGCCAAAAGATTATGGCTCAAGCTCAGGAAGATCAAATCCAACGCGTGAATGCCTGGGCCGATGAAACCCGCAATGATAAAGAAATCGGCGGCGATCAATTGCAACAAAATTTAGCAACAGCCAAAAAAGCGATGGACGCTTTTGGCTCGGATGAATTGATAGCGGTTTTGGATAGTACCGGCCTGGGCAACCATCCGGCAATTATCAAGGCGTTTGTCAAGGCAGGGAAAGCCGTGTCGGAAGATACCTTAATGCCGGGAGGCGCTCAGGTACCTACTGCGCAAAAAAGCCTTGCGCAAACTCTTTATCCCAACATGAACCCCTAGGAGGTTTAAAAAATGGCTACTTTATCCACAGGCCAATTGACATTGTTGGACATGTCTAAACGCATGTCTCCCGATGGAAAGGTCGATCCCGTTGCAGAATTACTGTCGCAACAAAACGAAATCCTTGAAGACGTGGTTTACAAAGAAGCAAATCAGCCTACCAGCCACGTGGTTGGTGTTAGAACTGGTTTGCCAGATGTTTACTGGCGTGCTTATAACCAAGGTGTTCCATCCAGCAAATCTACCACTGCCCAAGTGACTGAACCTTGTGCGATGTTGGAATCCCGATCACACATTGACGCCAAATTGCTGCAATTGAACGGCAATAGTGCGGCTCC